TTATTCGAATAAATCCAGATTCTGGTCTAAATTAAATTTAAGCTTTTCTTCACCATTTACGATATGACGGATCGTTCTGATTGTCACGCCAAATTTGCGGGCGATTTTAGAGCGGCTTTCTTTTTTTGCTGCCATTTCACGAATAGTTCTATTACGCATTGCAATTGTGATTGTAGTTGCCATAGGTACTTCTATTGAATTGTTCCCTAAGTGCTCTGAGAGCAACTGTAGCTTAGAATAACCAATGATCTGTGATAGCTCGTGATGAATGCCTAAAGCATGTTTATGGGGTACAAAAACTAGTATGCCGCCATAGCTCTCAATAAGACTCAAAGCTGGTTTTATGCCAATAAGCTTCGCCACAAATGCAAAGTTTTTAGGCATAAGTGCAATGAGTTCTTCATCTGAAAATAATTGTTGTGCGTCGGTAATGTGAGGACGATAAACCATAATTGCTCCCGCTGTTATCCCATGTTAAGATTTAGCAGTCCTAGATATATTTTTCCTCTTACTTGTATGGGTTGGCGGAATTAAAAACCTCAGTGTTGGCGCACTGGGGTTTTTACTTTCTTATTGTTCTGTTCTTTCAATGCCGCAACGTTTGCACCATTGACGTAAGTGAGTAATGATCATGTCTGCGTGGTGGCTGCTCATAAATTGCAATGCACTCACACCAACTTTGTTCTCTACAAATTTTGCTAAAGCTTTTTCATCTTTATTTCTAACTTGACCAGCTGAATGTAGTTGCAACCATAAATGACGAATCAATTTGCTTTGCGCATCACTTGCTAAGTTCTTAACGCCAGATTTATTTTTTGATTCAACTTCAAAGCCAAGTTGTTTGAACCGATCCAGCACAGCTTCAAGCTGTGCTAGATTCAAATCTTTTGAACTGGTTTTACCAGTAGTGCTAATAAGAATGTCTCGATAAAGCTCATCATCTAAACCAAGTTTTGTTTTACCAACATGGATTAGCTTGATCAGATTGGCTTTTTTATTGAATTTCATTTTTTGCACCTTTCTCTGCTTCAATAATTGCTTCAGGTGTAGATTTATCCTGTGAGTTATCAATTATTTGATTACATAAATAGGTTTTTTCGCCGACGAAAAATCCGCCTAGACGTTCACATTCATTTGCAATCATGATGTGGGAATAACGATGGCATAATGCCCACGCTATGATGAAACCTAGCAAAAACTCACCCATCTCACACCGTCCCTTGGAAAGCTTGGAACAAACCTATAATTGCTAGAAAAGCCAATGTGATTGATGCACCTGCTTTAAATTTATATGAACGTTTCTCAAATATAGTTAAGCCAGTTTTGTTTCGAGTGGTCCACGCCAATTTAGCCTCTTTAAAGCAAGAACCTAAGCCCATTAGAAAGACCGTAAAGTAAGCCAGTACTGTTGCCCAATTCAGCAATTCATTCATGTAGGTGCTCCCAACTTTTCAAATTGTTTGCCACCATTCATTGCTTGATTAAGCTTTGCTGATTTCCCAGATTGTTTACCCGCATGATAATCATTAGCTGCTCTATCATTGAAAGCTTTGCCTTTATTGCGGTCTTTAGGCGTAAATGAACCAAGCTTTCCATGAGCTTTATCCATATGTTTTTTAATACGTTCATTGGTATTTGCTGGAACTTCAATATCTAAATCAGTTATTAAATGCTTAACTGAATCCACCCAACCTTCACAAAATAAATCCGCACGACGCACCTTATTTTTTTTAACCGTCACACGTTTTAAACTGTTTTCAATAAAGCTTTTTCTTGAACGAATCACTTGGCGATATAAGACATCAAAAGTATAAGAAGCAACTTCTGGTGCTGGATCGACACCAATAAATGTCCATGAAGCTTTAATGCCCCAAGTTCTACTGCCAGAACTAAAAATAGGTTTGCACTGCATAGCTCTAGCAATTGTCATAACTAAACTAGCTTCCCAAGCTTGCGGTATCTTTGTTGCTTTACTTTCGCAGCTAGCCTCAACGATATCGAGCAGATCAGGATCAATCTGAAATTCGCGCATCAAAGACTGCGCTTGACGTAGTGCAATTGCTGCTTCATTTTCATTGGCTGATTTAGCCAATGCTAAACATTTTTTGATTTTTAGAATTGCTTCTTCACGGGTCATACTCATTATGTTGTCTCCTTAATGCTCTCAATCACTTCAGGTGGTAACTTTTCTAAATCTTCGATACTGATCATTATGTTCTCGCTGCTCATCAGTACTGGATCACGACATCCAGCAGACACAGGCACGAATGCCTGTGTTTCGCTTATGCTTGAAGCGTGTTCAGAGCTATATCAATTGCACGTTGTTGAACTGTATGCCGTGAAATTCTCTGACCAGCCTCATTCAAAACGTGATACTCGAACCATCCGCAAATGTTGTATTTACGGACAACACTTAAACCGTGCTTTTCAAGCATGTCTAAGCCCTTAATTTTTGTTGCCATTACTTAACAGCCTCTTTAAGTGCTTTACCTGCTTTGAAGGAAGGTACTTTTGCCGCAGCAATTTGTAACTCTTCGCCAGTTTTAGGATTGCGGCCTGTACGCGCAGCGCGTTCTTTTACGGAAAAAGTTCCGAAGCCAATCCAAGAAACACTTCCGCCTTCAGCTAAAGCAGCAGCGATTGCATCTTCCACTGCTTGTAGTGCAGCTGCTGCCTGTGATTTAGTTAAATTAGCGTCCATTGCGATGTTTGCGATTAAGTCAGATTTATTCATGGGTAGTATTTCCTTCAGTAGTTGCTTAATTTTGGTTAAGTGCTGCACATGCAATTTCTGCATGTTCGTGGCGGTAAAAATGACCGACTAAAACGTCGTCATCACGGACGATTGCAAACAGGGCTTGCGGATCATCATTTAGTTGCGGTTCAAGTGCTTTAACTGTGTACATGTTGATAGCCTCAGACAGTGGGTTTAGTGAGCAGCTGTAGCTGCTGGATCAACGGTTTCAATTTCATAACCAAAGTTGTTGCGCTGTTTAAGAGTTGCACCAATTTCAGCGATTAGTTCAGGCGTGAGTTGTTTGATTGACTCCTTATCAGGTTCGGTTTAAGTACGGATGCAGTGTTCAAGCTTTAATTGCTTGAGCATCTGGCAAGTAAAAACAGGATCAGGAATAGTCACACTGGTTGATAAGCGGTAGCCAACCGAACCGTGTGTCAGCTTTTTACTTTTGATTTGCAAAAACTCATTTTTGCGGTGATCACAAAATTCTTTAAGTTGAAGTTCATACGCCTTAACTCGTTCCAATAGCGGTTTAAGACGTTGTTTGGTTGCTTCCTTGAGCTTGTCGACCTGTTCATTACAAGCAGCTTCTTCAAGTGCGATGTCACGGTTGATATCAGCCATTTGTGCCAATGTTTGATCAACTGCTTCCCAACTTTGAAGTTGTGGTTCTTTGAGTGATTTACGTGCCATTAGTTTGTTTGCTCCTGTGTTTCAGCTGCTTTTAAGCGTTGGTAGCACTGTTCTAAAGTTTCATCTGGTTGCTTGTGTTTAACGACATGCGCCATAAGTTGTTCTTTTGGAATATTCTTCAGCCCACGTTCTGGCTGCTTCTCATTCATTTGGACAAAGCCCATCATTTCTTTAAAGTTGGTGTTTGGACGTTCATGTTTTTGACGTTCATGTTCCGCTTGCTCAGCTGCACGTTCAGCTTCAGTTTTAGCTAGTGGTGCAGCAGCTCGACGCTCTGTTGGTACTGGCGCATTTTCTGGTTTAAATGAGCTGATCACTTCATATAAATAGCCGTGGTTTTTCAGAGGCAACTGCAACTTGCCTTGGTCACGACGCTCAAGCATTGTGTTGATTGCCCAGATCCATGCTGCTTTAGGAGCTGGGTAACTGTGGTGACCACGTTTGATTTGCTGCGCATTAATATCCGCAGCAATTTCGCCAAGTAACTTAGCTGTGCGTTCAAAAGTAAGCTCACGATTTTGAGAGCGGAACATTCCCAAGTACTTGACCAGTGGCGTAGCTAAATCACCAACCAGATTTAGTGAAGCAACGAAAGCTTTGCTTGCTTCACCATGCCCTAATAGGGCATCTAGGCTGTTTGTTGCTCCGCATGCTGGACATCTAGTTTTCATAGCGTGTTTCACCTGTTTCAACCATCAATGCATGAGCATGGGCTTTCCATTCGGCTTCAAGTTCAGCGTTTTCACCAAACTCACGAATATTGTCATGGACATGGTCAATAGTTTTTTCTGCACAAAACTGAGCAGATTCTTTTGGTACAAGCACATAATCACCACTGACCAATTTGTCTAAAACCTTGGGAAAATGAGCGCGTTTTTGTTTGATGTTCATAGACCACCTCGGAAATGTTTGGATTTGCTTTCAACTGCTGTTTGACAGTCAATGCAAAGCTTTACATTGCCCAGAGCGCGACGACGCTCTGGAATTTCGGCACCACAGTCTTCACATTCATAGTTACTGACTTGGTCAAAGTGTTTAATGTTGGCAAGTGCATGGTCTAAATCTTGTTCAGACAAAGTGCTTGCTACATCTGCAAAATCAGCCATTGCAACCTCCAAATTTGCTTAATGCATCAAAACCAGAACAAGCAACGATCATGATCGTGATGCAAATCCAGACAGCGAGGTATGTCTTATCCATTGCAACCTCCTAGCACAGCCATCACTACAGCGACTGCAAAAAACCAAACTGCAAAGTTCACAATCAGTAAATTTCTTAAATTAAATTTCATGGCTTAAACCCCCATCACGATGTCGCGTGTGATAACGTCCTCGCCGATTTCTGCTGCGAGGTTCATAGAACTGGTAATTAAGTTGCCAATGGCAAGTGGATATAAAAGTGAGCGTGTGGTTTTGCCAGCGCTATTGATTTGAGTTAGACGGTCAACAACTGCTTGAATGCCTTCTTCAGTGATGATCGACTCCAGTTTTTTATCGACGCTTTTAACTCGGTGTTGTAAGTACTCAACTAATGAAGTATTTGTTAAAGGTTCCAGTGTCACACTCTCACAACGCTGTACAACTTCACGTACCGCTGGGTTGCGCTCACTTAATTTGTTTGCAAGTTCTGGCTGACCGATTAAGACGATCCCAATTAGTTTTTTGTAGCCGTCCTCTAATTCAAAGAAACGCTTTAACTGTTTAAGAGTAGCGATTGGCAAGCTGTGAGCTTCTTCAATCACTAATAAATGGCTATAACCGGCTTCACTTGAATTTTTTAAAATCATATGTACTTGGCGGAAACGAGCCTCGGCAGACATGCGTGGTTTCTCTTGACCAGCACTAACCGTATTAATAATTGCTTCAGCAATATGGCTTGATTTAAGTGTCTTACCTTGAATGTCATTATCTTCAGTCGCAATGACATATGGTTCGATAATCAAAATTGGTAATTTTTCACGACGAATACGATCTAAAAGGTCGCGTCGTAAAGTCGATTTACCTGAACCTGACTCACCTGAGATTGCTATGAATCCGCCATGTTTAGCTGTCTGATATAAGGCTTGACGCACATAGTTGATGTCGCTATTCAAGAATAGTTCTTCAACTGCACGAACTTCATTTGTGAAAGGGTTGTCAAACAAGCCAAAATGTTTTTTAGCTTGTTGAGTCAACGACTGTTTTGCGAGCAACATGGCTTGTTCGTCCTCATTTAAAAGTTCATTAATTTGTTTGTTTCCGTGTCGTGCTACTAATGCGCGATACACATGGTCTAGTTCTCTTTCACTAGCTGCCTCTGAGCCAAGTCTTTCAAGAAGTGTTTTTTGTGGTGGTGCATCAAACATTTCGTTAAATGCATCATCGATTTCTGACTCGCTAATCTTTGCGTTGACCAAGAACTCTCTAAAACGGGCTTTCACAAAATCAGTATTCTTCTTCGGCCATCTAAGGCAGTTGATGATGATGTTGATCGATGACGGGCTTAGCTGTACGTATCGAGCTAAATCAGCTTGTATAATTCCGTTGTCTAAAATGAGGTCCTTGAGTTTTGTCGAGCAGTCTTTTTGTTTCATGGTTGCTCCTTAACCAACAACACGAAGTTGTGGCCGTTGTAGTGGAAGTTCTTGTTCAGCCTTTATTGCTTCAGCAATTTCACGTACTGCATCGGCAGGGACTAAACCATCTGGATAAGATTTTTTGAGGGCCTTGTAGTGATCCGTGGTCCACAGATCACCAATTAAGCCTCGGATTTCTTTTGCAGCTTCTACTGTTGAAATAGGTGCAGATTCACGACGTTGTATTGGTGTAGTGACTTGCTCACCAGCTCGTTTGATGTAAGTCGGAACTTCAACCGCTGCAACGTCTGCCATAGCATTGAGCTGACCGTCATAGGCTGGTTTCTTCTTGGCAATTGCTTTATCAACTTGCTCAAGAGTTTCAGCGTCATAAGCTTTTTTAAGGATGCGTTTGCGGTTTTCATCAATTTTGCTTTGAGGCATTGCCTTAATTTCTTCACCGATGATTGCTGCATCATTTCCAAAGCCAACCCAATCAACTTGCATCGGTTCGCATGTGAAAATGACATCATTGCCGTGTTGATCTTTAGTCAATACATCGATGCATGGTGCACGGTATGGATTCACTACAATCTGCAACTTAGCTTTCGGGTAAACCCCATCAACATGACGAACGTCATAGTCTTGTGAGCCATAGCCTTGAATGGCATGACTAACCGTAAGATTGGCTTTAACTGTTTTTTCAACTGGTACTGTGCTGATAAGTTCACGGCACAATTCCATTGTTGGAGCAATGCGTAATTGTTCAGGCTTAATGGTTTGCCAAACAGCATTACGGCTGCGCTTAGTACGGCTATGAATTTTTGTTTCATTCCAATACATGCGCCATGCAGTAGCTTGGGCATTTAACTCTTGGATATTGTTGATCTGCATGAAACGCAGACGGCCTTCAAACTGTGTTTCAACAATATTTTGAGCGTTTTCAACTTGGCCTTTTGCTTGTGAATTACCAGTTGCATGGGGTATAAAAGTTACATCTAGGCGCTCAAGTAAATTTCTGAATAAGCCACTGGTGTTTGCACAGCCTTTGTCTGTGTAAAGGATGTTTGGAACACCATGCATCGGCTCTTGAGCAGAACGCTTTTGAATTGCATTTAAGAAAATCTCAATTAAGTTTTCAGAGCTTTCACTGCCATAGACATACTCAACATAAATTGAGCCTGAATAGTGGTCAGTCATGACATAGCGAATCACACGGTCATTTTCGATTTTCTTCACATTGGCAGGTTTGTTCTTGTAGAACTTTTTCTCATCCATCACTTGCATACCGCCTTTAGGCAGGTAAAACAAAACACAGACAGAGGCATCAACCTGCCAAACGTGGTTTGGATGTAGCGATTTTTGCTGTGTATGTGCCGATGGTGTAGCCAGTTGTTTTGGGTGGCACATGTTTTGTTTCATGACACGCGCAACTGTTGCTGCTGATACTTTTGGTGCTTTACCGTCAGCGATAAGCATTTCCAGTGCAGTAGTCATCGGCAATGTCTTTTTACCATTGGCACGGGTTGCTACATGCACCATACCGCCGACCATTTCAGCAACTTCAGTTGGTACAACTGTTTTGCCTTTATCAGAGCGCTGTTTACGTTCAGATTTAAAACCTACTTTTTCAAGTTCACGGTAAAGTTGTGGCTTGCTAAGACTTAAAAAGTCGCATGCAGTTTTAACAATCGCAGCTTTCCCACCAAACTCGGCAGCAGCAAGTTTGGCTGCAATTTCGCGCAAGTAATCTTGTTTTGCTAAGTTTGGATTTGTCATGATTACTGCTCCACGTTTGTTGCATCAAATGCAGCAGCGTCTTGATCCGCAGGTAACCATGCTGGGTTTACCATCGTTTCAAAATCAATTTGGATTCCAAATTCAACACTAGTTTGGGCAATCTGTTGAAATGCGCTGATAACGAGGGCTTCTAGTTGCTCTTGAATGCTGTAAAGGCCATGTTCATTGATGGTGTCTAAAACAGAGTTGATGCTATTTGTAAAACGGACAGTGTCGTTATGCATGGTGAGACATGCTGCATTAGCTTCTTCAAGTGCTTTTTTGGTAAGTTGCTGAGCTTCATTTTCAGCACGTTTTTTGATTTGAACTGGGCTTTTTGCCTTGGTTAGTTCGCTATCAAGCTCGTTAATCTTTTGGTCTTTCTTCAGAAGAAGTAAGTCTGTGGCTTCTTTGTCGGCTTTAACTCTGCGTAGTTCATCCTTTAATTCACGCACTGACATGGTTTCGATTGTGTCTAATGAAACCTCTCCAATGCTTCCACCTTGTTCGATGATTTCTATTTCATCATCATCAAGTGTCACAAGCTCAAGCAATTTTGTTTGATTTCCAGCTTTCTGCAAAAGCGAACTCGAATTCGTTTTTGAGAATTTCAAAACCGCTGACATGAATTTTTGTGCCATACGTGGAGTAAAGTTCAACATCTCAACACGCTTATTAAACTCACCATGAGGTGTAATTTCTTTTAAAATTAATAAGCGTTTGCCTAGCTCCATGACTGCTTCAACAGTTCGTTGTTGGAAAAAGCGAATTTCATCTTCCAATGCACCTACAGTTAAAGCTCCTTCATAACCAAGTTGCGTTGCTAAGCCTGCAACAGCCTTGGTGTGATTTTGAATTTCAACTTCAGTGATTACTTCATTACTCATAACGAACCCTTATTAAAATTGTGTGTTTAGACGTTGCTTGTATTCATCGATACGAGCTTGAACGCGTTCGCATTCTTCTTTACATGCCGCACCAAACCGAACTGCTTTCATGCTTGGCGCATAATTGCCGTTGTCACGTTTTTCTGCCCAGCCATTTGCTTCAAGTGTTTGTAAGGCACGTGTGATAAACACAGGTGTTTCATTTAGGCTTTCAGAAAGTTGTTTGTTGCTAACACCAGCAATGTAGTGACCACGTAATGCGAATAAGACACTTAAAACTTTTGCTGCTGATTTATTTGTTGCTGACATTAGTGATCACTCCCATATTTGAGTG